CAGAAAGGCAACCGGGAGCGCCTGCTGTACATCCGCCGGACCTGGAACGACTGGGATCTGGAACTCGACTTCGATGCCGGTATCGAGCTGAATCCCATCACCGCCCCGAAGGCCGCCGCCCGGGGCCGGACCTGGATCCGCGCCGACCGTGAGGGAAGCGCCTCGGGTGGGACGACGAAGGCGGGCTTCTCCTTCAAGGACGTCTGGTATCCGACGCCCGCCGGTCTCAGGGCGCTGGGCAGGAACAGGGGATCGGCGCAGATCGCTGGCGACCCGGTCGACCACACGAAGGTGCTCGTGCACGTTCCCTTCAACCGGCTCACGGGCTGGCGCTGGGGAATCCCGGATGTTCTGCCAGCCGTCTGGTGGACGAAAGCGTATAAGGAGTACCTGGAGAACTGCTCGACCCTGACGAAGGCGTATGCGCGGTTCGCCTGGAAGGTCACCTCGGACCGGTCGCGCTCGGTACGCCGTACGGCCGCCTCGATGGCGCAGGCGCCGCGCAACGACCCCGCCACCGGAAACCCCCTGAACGTGGGCGCGTCGGCCGTGCTGGGGGCCGGGCAGGATCTCTCCGCCGTGGGCGGGAACACGAAGGTGGACTTCGATGCGGGACGGCCGCTGGCGGCGATGATCGCCGCCGCTCTCGACGTGCCCCTGCCCGCGCTTCTTGAGGACCCTTCCATCGCGAACAATGCGGCGGCGACCTCGTTGGACACCTCGACGATTCTGGTGATGCAGGCCCGCCAGAAGGTGATGGACGAGATGTTCCGCTCCATCTTCAAGGTGCTGGGTCTGAAGGTGAGGCTCCGCTGGCCCGAGATCTCGGAAGAGCCGATCCACCGCAGGCTCCAGGCGCTCGACATGGCGATCCGCCTCGGACTGTTCTCGGCCGACGAGGCGAGGGCGATGGTCATCGACGCGTGGGGCGACAAGTGGGAGGACTTCAAGCGGGAAGCCCCGGATCTCGCCGAGCTTCCCTTCATTTCCGGCGGAAGCGGCCAAGGCGCACTTCCCGAGCCTCCACCGACCAACCCTACGGAAACTCCGGGTAATTCCGAAGGAACTCCTGCTTCAGGTACGGGTGGACCGGGCGCTCCGGCACCTCTGAAGGCAGGAAATTCACGTTCAACCGGTGCGCCAAGGCAGCCGGAACCGATGTCATATGGAGACCATGAACTGCGCGATGAGTGAACTTGATACCACCCCGGCGGGACTTTTGGTCCTTCGTGCTATTACGCTGTGCCTCATCGTTGATCAGTGAGGGGGCTCATGTCTCAGGAAACCCTGCGGGAAACCGCACTTCTGACGGCGGACCCCCAGTCCCCGGAGAAGGGGATCTGGCGTGCCCTCCTCATCGCGGCCGACGTGCAGGGCTCCAGCGGGTACTATCCCGCTGAAGTGCTGAGGCGGGACGGGCCGAAAGCCTTCCCGGCAGGAACCCACATCTACTTCGATCACCCTTCGGAGACCGAAGAGGCGGACCTTCCTGAACGCAGTGTTCTGAAAATCGCCGGATACCTTCTCGACGACGCCACCTTCGAGGAAGCCGCAGAAGGGCGGGGCCTGTTCTCCAGGATTCAGTTCACGGAGAAAGCCAAGCCGATCGCGAAGGATCTCTATCCGGTACTCGGCCTGTCGATTCGTGCGGCAGGCCAGATCGAGGAGACCGAAACAGGACAGCGGATCGTACGCAGCATCGAACACGGTCTCTCTGTTGACCTCGTCACCCGCGCAGGAGCGGGAGGAAGGCTCGTCGCCATGACTGAGTCGGCCACGCCGGAGTCCCCTCCGGCCGAGCAGACGGTCGTTCCCGCCGCTTCGGCAGCCGGGACCACCATCCCGTCCACCACCGGAACCGGTTCCCTCCTCAGCGAGGTAACCGCCATGAAGGAAACCCTCTCCGACCGCGTCGAGCAGCTTTCGGTCGACGTCGCGCGCATGTCGCAGCAGCTTCAGGAGTCGCGCCGCGAGTCCGAGAAGCAGGTCCGGGAGAACACCAAGCTCGCCGAGGCCATCTCCTACCTGCGTGACCGCGCGGAGAAGGCCGACGAAGCACTGAAGGAGAGCAAGAGCACGGGCGACGTCCTCGCCGAGCTGCTTGAGGCGAAGCTGCCGCTCCCCTCCATGATCCGCATCGCGCAGTCCTACCGTCCCGACCAGGACCTGCACGAGGCGATCACCCACGAGCGCGAGTACTACAAGAAGCTCGTGCGCGAGTCGGAGCGCGGTTCGCTCTCCGACCACCGCGAGTCGTCGAATCTCGGTATGACCGAGTCCTCGTCCTTCTCCTCGTCCTCGAACGACAGCGATCTCTCTGAGATCCGGAGCCTTCTGACGGGAGGGTCGTACTGAGATGGCAACGAACGAGATCTTCAAGTACGGGAAGTGGATTTCCCTTCCGCTCCCCCTGCGCGGCAGCGACCCGGCGGTCAACGACGACCCGACCATCAACGGCGACCCGGTCAAGATCGGTTCGATCGTCGGCTTCGCGCAGGAGGTCGGCGGCAAGCCGGTCACCTACACGACGGGCATGACCACGGTCACCACCACCCGCAACACCGCCAACTCCCTGGAGCCGGGCTGGGCCTCCGTCGCCCTGTGTGGCGCCTTCGCCTTCCCGGTCACCGGCTGGGACGCGGAGACCATGGGTTCCGGTACGCCGGTCGGCATCAACGTGGCCGTGGGCACCACCCGCGCCACCCTGGTCGCGAACTCCGAGGCCGATGGCTGGTTCGGCGTCATCGTCGGCCAGACCACCGACGGGGTCGCCATCGTCAATGTCGTCCAGCCCACGCCGGGCGACACCAACGCTGTGGCCGACAAGCTCGCCACCGGATCCTGAAGGGAGGGTCCTGAGACATGACTGCACTGAACCTCCTCGACGGGATCAAGGCCACCTCGAACCCCGAGTTCGAGCGCATCGCCGAGGCACACGGCAAGCGCCGGATCACCATCCGCGAGAGCGCCGACGCGCGCCTGCTCAAGATGAACCGCGCGGTCGAATTCCTTCGCCTCAAGCGCGAAGCGGAGTTCGGCTCGCCGGTCGCCATGGGCCGTCTGCGCGAAGCCGTTTCCAGCGGTGACTTCCCTCTGCTCTTCCAGAGCATCAGCCAGGCGTCGATGCTGGGTCAGTATGCGGATCTTCCGCAGCAGTGGCCCACGTTCTCCGTGCGCACCACGGTTCCCGACTTCCGCCCCGCGCGGATGGTCCGCTGGGACACGGTGGCCGGTCAGAACGCGACGACCGACTACAACGGCGGTGCGGAGCGTCACGTCCGCGCCCTGCCCCGTATCCCCGAGCTGACCGAGTACCCGACCTTCAATCTCACGACTGAGGGCACGGACTACTTCGTCAACAAGTACGGCGCCAGGTTCCCCTTCTCGTGGGAAGCCTTCATGAACGATGAGCTGCGGGTTCTCCAGCAGCTCCCCACCGAGATGGCACGCTGGGCGCGTGACACCGAGGACGTGCTGACGACCGGCGTGCTGGCCACCTCCACTGGCCCGAACCCGGACTTCTTCAACACGACCGAGGACTTCGGCGGCCAGGCCCCGGCGGGCAACTACGTGCCGGGCAACCCAGCGCTCTCGCTGGACGCGCTGGAACACGCGATCAACGACATCGGGATGCGCCAGGTCGCTGGCCGCCAGGTGCGCGTGCAGAACTTCGTGCTCCTGGTTCCCCCGGCGCTGGCGCTCACGGCCAACGAGATCGCGCAGAGCACCACGTACATGCGCGTGCGTACCGTGGCCGACGGCTCGGAGATCCGCCAGAACATCTCCTCGCCGGTCGCGGGCCGCTTCACGGTCGTGGAGTCCTCGTGGCTTCCGCTGATCGACAGCTCCGCGAACGCCGCGACGACCTGGTACCTGGTTCCGGCCGGTGGCCAGACCGACCGTGGTCCCGCCATCGTCACGGCCTTCCTCCGTGGTCACGAGACCCCCGAGGTCCGGGTCATGGGCGACACGGGCCGGGCGCTCGGTGGCGGCGAGATCAACCCCTTCGAGGGTTCGTTCTCCCACGACGACATCCAGTACCGAGTCCGTTCGATCATCGGCGCTGCCGGTATCGACGCCTCGGCGGTGGCGGTCTCGCTGGGCACGGGCGAAGAGGCGGCGCTGAGCATGGCGGCCATCGGCGGAGGTACGGTCTCGGGTCCCTCGGGATCCTGAACCGGTGAAGCCGGGCGGCGGGTGACCCGGGAGTAGATCCTGACCGCCCCTGCCCGGCCTCCGTTCCTGCCGGGCAGCAAGAAGACCCCCGAGTGCGACCGGGGGTCTTCTTTGCGCGCTGGCGTAAAACCGCCCACGTGGGGTACCTTAGAGACGTGGCGAGGACTCACCCTCCCCGCCCAAGAAGGAACCGTCCTTGTGCGAGTCCATCGGACTCCGTCACGGCCACGTTTCTTCTCCTTTCCGAAGAGCCCCCGCCCCGGCGGGGGCTTCCGGATTTTATGGGACTATGCACTTCACGTTGATCCCGATACCGTAGGATTCCGGTGACAGTTAGGGAGCAACCGTGGCCACACCCGAACAGATTCTCGATCTGAAGATCGTGGCTCTACGGGAAGCGGCAGACACCTTCTCCGACACCGATCCGGCAAATACGGATCCTGCTCAGGATCCGGACTCACAGACAACGGTCATTCTGAATAGGGCGAACCGTTTCTACGGGTGGCTCATGGGCGTGACCCGGCTCGTCCTGCGAGTCGGTCCTGTGGTCGGTGAAGGTTCCGACGTAGAAGAGCCGAAGCATCCGGCATCCGAAGGAGAGACCGTGCAGATCAATACCGGGCAGAAGTTCAGCGTCACCGTCGACACGAGGGACGCTGCGGGTTTCCCGACCGACGCGACCGTGGAGTGGACGATCGCCGACGAGTCGGTGGCCACCGTCACCCACGACGACGCCGACGACCAGAAGGGCTGGGTCGTCTCGGGCGCCCCGGGCAGCACCACCCTCCGGGTGCGCGTGACCGACGTGGAGCCCCCGCTGGAGGCGACCCTGGCCGTGGACGTGGTACCGGCCGGTACCGCGACTGTCGAGATCGCGACCGGTCCGGCCGTTCCCGAGGGGGACCCGCAGCCGGAACCGCTGGCCGTGACCCTCGCCGAGGACACGACCGACACGAGCCGCATGACGGTCTCCTTCACCGCCGACAACAAGGGCGAGGGCGTCGTCACCGTCAACGTCGGCGAGAACGGCGTTCTCATCTCGAACGCGGGCGACGGCGTGGACGTCACCACGTACCAGTACACGGCGCCGGGCACCTTCTCCGTCATCATCACCGACGACGACAACCCGACCCGTACGACCTCCGAGAGCGTCACGGTTCCCTACACCGCCTGACGAACGTCGAAGCGGCCCGGCTCCCTCATGGGGTGCCGGGCCGCTTCCGTATGTGTCAGCAGCTACAGCCCAGGTTCAGCGCCTGGGAACGGCAGTGCCCCGGAGTGTGAGGCTCGTGGCGGCAGATCAGGCAGATGCGGGGGAGCGCATCTGCGAGCGACCTGCGGTCCACCCCTTTCCCCTCGTCGGGATCCTCCGGCTCCTGGAGTCGGTCCATGCCGGGCAACTGGTCGCCGCGCTCCAGCCGCGCCTGGGTGAGGTACGTGAAGAGGTCGAGCGCTTCTTCCCAGGCGTCCTTCAGTGCGTCCCGGCCGTTGTCGGTCTCCAGGGGGCGGCCGTACTTCCGGATCCCGTATTCGCGACGTTCCTCGATCGCGCCGATCATGATGGCCTGAACGGGCAGCTTGCCAGGCCGGGGGAGCGGCTGATCCCTCTGGGGATCTCTCACGTCAGCCATCCGACTTCTCCTTGAAGTGCACCGTCACCAGGAAGTCCCGGTGGCCGAGCATCGTGGCCATCATGTCGACCGTCATGTCCTCGGCATCCGTCCGGCTGTGCCCCTGTGTCACGGTCGGCCCGTTGACCGGTACGTCATGCACCGTCACCACCCACCAGGTGCCATCCCATTCAGCAGTCGCTTCGTACTTTTCCACGTTTCCCTTTCAGGGGCGCCATCCACCCCACCTTTCGGAAATGTCCTTGCTGATGCGCCAGCGAGCCCAGCGGATGAGCCTTTTCTGCCGTTTGGCGATCCAGCTCTTCTTCGGTATTGCGTGCTTACCCACGCCTGGGATTCCTGGGGAGTCCGAGCCGGTCGCGAAGTGCGTCGTTCTCCTCCTGGAGGTAGCGCGTACGCAGCTCTTCGTCGGCCGCCGCACCCATGCGTACGTACGCGTAGTGCTCGCCCTGGTGCCAGCCTTCACGGCTGACCGGCTCGGCACACTGGTACTCGCGTCCGGCTTCGGTCCAGCGGTGACCGCAGAGGATCCGCCGGGCGTTGTTGCCGACGGGCGTCTCGCCTCCAGCCAGGAAGATTTCCAGCTTGTCGGCCACTGTGCCCTGCTCAATCGCGGCTTCCTGGTCTTTGCGGAGGGTTCCGATGAAGGTCGTGATCAGCTTGCGCGCGGTGCTCCACTGCTGGTTGCTCCGCGCCAGCTTCTCCAGGGAATCGGCCTGCTCCGCCAGGCCCGCTTCATGCATTCCCATTACGCAGTCGGATCCCTTGCGGGCGGATTCCAGAAGGGATTCCAGGCGCTTCAGGCGGTCGGCCTTGTCCATGTCGAGCAACCGCCCCCACCACTGCCCGGGGGTGGGCTGAGTGCCGTCCGCCGTGAAAGGCTCTTCCCCGGCGCGCAGCTCCTTTATCTTCTCGTTCAGGCCGTGTACGGTGTTCAGATCTTCAAGCATTACGGTTCTTCTCCATGTTCCGGATCCCGCAGATGCGAAATCATCTCTTTCCACACCCGATCGATCTCCGCCCTCTCCTCGGGGGATTTGGGCTGAGGCTTGCGATTCAGGTACCTGGTGCACCGAATGTCGTCATGCAGAAACCCGGTCTCCTCGTACTTCAGGCAGCACGGATGCAGTGGCTTCTGCGTCACGCCCGTCTTGGCCCGGCGCCACCACTGCGCCTCGTGCTTCCTGCGAGTCTCTTCAGACCGGCACAGCGCCCCCCTCCACACCCAGAAGGTCGCAGCGTAGAACATGGGGACGCTGGCCAGCCAGAGGGGGGTGACCGTGAGGAAGATCCCCAGGAGAACGGATAAGAGGGCCCAGGAGAACATCAGCCACGACCGCTTCACGTGCCCTCCGATCGAGCCTTCCCCGAACCCGCAGAGGCCGGGTGCGCGAACGCACCCGGCCAGTATCACGGGGAGATGCCAGCCTGACGCAGAGCCTCCGCGACCACCTCGGCGACCTGGCGCGGGGTGACCGGAGCCATCGACGGATAGCCGTCGCCTGCCAGGAAGTGATACATCATCCCCTGGTCGACGCGTTCCGAAGGGGGCTGGTCCTTCAGGCCGGGCCAGGTGAACTTCTCCGCCAGCTTCAGCTCGATGTAGGCGGTCAGCTCGCCGGGCATCGGATCGGCGCCGCCGACGATCCTGCACTCCGGGTACTCGCGTGCCAGGTGGTAGTGCCGGGGCGCCTCGCCCTTCGCGACGACCGGCCCTATCCAGGTATGCAGGTGCTCGCTCTGCGGGATCTCCTCGCCGCAGTTGTCACAGATGAGCGATGCTCCACGTCTGCTCACGCGAACACCCCCCGGCAGGTCACGGCCGTGCCGTCGAGGGAGATCCGTTCGGTGAGGGGGACGTCCATCGGGGCCCGGTTGCAGCACGGCATGATGCCGCTGCTGTTGGGCGGGCAGGCGTGGACGACGCTCTCCTCGTCACCGAGCACGATCTTGCGCAACGCCTGGTAGTCGGCGTTGACGACTTCCAGGCTCCTCCCCAGGGTCTCCAGCGCGGCGCGGGCGTCGGCCAGTTCCTTGTTCAGCTTCTTAATGCGCTCCGGGTCGGCCGGTTCCAGGTCGGTTCCGGGGATCGGGACGTTGATCGTGTCCTCGTTGTCAGGATTCGTCTCGGTCACAGGTCTTCCTCTTTCGGGATCTCCGCGCGCAGCCGCTTCTCGGCCGCCTCGTATCCGTCCTCCTCGGCCTGGAAGCTCTCAGGGAAGTACGGGTACAGCTCGGTGATGCGGTGCCGGTGAATCGCCGCGACGATCTCGGCGTCCACCATTCTCACCCTCATGATGACCTCGGAGACCGACGCCTCGTCCAGTCCGAAGCTATTCAGGATGAGCCTGGTCTCTTCCAGCTCGCGCAGCGCGTCGACCAGCTCGTCCGTCTTCTCCATTTTCGGCAGGCTCATCGGACCGCCTTCGGGCAGTCGTCTCCGTTGTATCCCTTGAGCGGAGCACCGCATCGGCAGCACTTCCGGGGCCCCTCGTCCCCCGTGAAGGCGAACTGGCAGGCCAGGTCGTGGTCGGCGAGGGTGTACGCGCGGCCCACCAGGATGTCGGCAATGACGCGCAGGTCGCCCAGGGTCAGCCCGGTCCAGGAATGCTTCTCTCCGTAGGGCGCGTATTCGTTGCCCGTGGCTCGGATTATCCGCATGTCGCTGCTGTCCCCCTCGAAGATGTCGAGGACATGGAGCAGGCGCTGGGTCAGCGTCTGCGGGGGCTCCGGCCACTTCGGGTGCGGATCCTTCTTCACGTTCTTCTCCGTTTCCGTCATTCCGTTGCGATGAGTTCTTGTGCTGCGCCGATCAGCTTCATCAGGTCGTTTCCGTGGTATTCGACGTCGGCCACGCCGTGACGCTTCAGGAAGTCCAGCATTCCCTGGATCTCCACGTAGGCAGCCGCCACCACGGGGAGGTCGGAGAGCTGGCCCGTCTCCTTCAGCTCCGCGTACGCCTCGATCAGCTTGTCTGCGGAGACCTTCTTGATCCCCGTCACGATGTCCTGATCACTCATCGTCGTCCCCCGTCGGCAGGGTGAATCCCTTGCGTTCGAGCTGCCGGATCAGGCGGCCCGTCGCCGGATCGCCGTCCTGCTCGCCTTCCGCCCATTCCTTCACGATCCGCAGCACCTCGCGGGATGCCAGGTGGACCGGGAGGAAGCGGATCCACTCGAAGCCGAATCCGTCGATCTTGTCGGACCCGACGAATCGCCCCTTCATCCACGGCTCCGGGATGCCCCATCCCTCGACGTCCGGGTTCGGGGTCCACTCTTCCAGCGGGGGCTTCGGGGCGAACCACGGTCCGTTGCCCGGGTCGTAGAACGCGAACAGCGTTCCGTCGGTGGAGACGCGGAACTCGTTGATCATCTCTTCCCTTTCCGATTCTCAGACGACGTCGGCGGCCTCGGCCAGAAGCTCTTCCAGCTCTCTTGCCGCCTTGTCGTGGCGCCCCTGGTGGGGCGGCCACATCGGTCCGTTTCCGTAGCAGTGCTTCGAGGGCTTCGCGCCACAGGAGTCGCACGTGGTGCCCAGGGCGCCGAGCCTCACGAACTTCAGCGCCTCGAAGAACTTTCCCCGCAGGTCCGCCAGCTCCTTTTCGAGCTGGTCGTTGCGGGCCAGGAGCCCCGGGTCCATATCCATCAGGTCAGTCCCCAGTCCGCGCGCCGGACCTGGATCAGCCACTTCTCCACGGCGTCCATGTCGGGCCGCTCGGGAACGGCGGGCCTCGTGTAGTCGAAGCGGGTCTCCGCGAGCTTCATGTACTGCTCGGCCCACAGGGGGTTTCCGGCGATCTTCTCGCCCATCGTGAAGACCCACTCCGGGTCGATCTCGCTGGCGCTGCTGCGCAGGTTCACGATCAGCTCGCCCGAGCGGTACAGGTGGAAGCCCTGCTCGACGAGGCGCACCAGGTGCCTGGCGTGCTTGGTCGTGCGCTTCCTGGTGTCGGCCGAGAAGCTGCCGTCACCCCGGCTCTTCAGGCGGCCGAACTGGCTGGTCGCGTATCCCAGGTAGGAATCGCGGACCCGCTTGGCCGACAGAAACTTGTAGCGCAGGGCGATGAGAGCGGAACCCTCGTCGCTCACGTGCTCGTAGGAGTCCAGCCACAGCAGCTCGGAGACCGAGGGGTTTCCGTTCAGGCAGAGTCCGACGAACTTCTTCGCCTCGTGCATCGTCGTGTCGGGGTCCTTCGTGACGACCGACTCGCTGGGCTGGTTCAGACCCAGGACCGTACTCGTCGGCTCGGCGAACACCCCCAGGTAGTCGATGTCGGAGCCCTCGTGGTTCAGGCCGTACGCGGTGCTTCCGACGACCCCCTTCAGCAGAACCTTCACTCTTCTCCCTCTCCGTATTCAGTGGTCGCCCCAGCATCGGAGCGTGTGCTTGGCGCAGAATCCATCGGCAACCATCCAGCTCCAGCAGGGAAGATTCCACCCGTGCGACCGATGGCTGCAATATCTCCAGTGGACCCCGAAGAGAACCACCGTCTTGTGGTGGCGCCACAAGAGGACCATCCGGGCGAGGGCGCTCATCGTTCAGTCCTCCTCGCCGGGCGGCGGCGGGAAGCCGCTCTGTTCCAGGGTCCAGCCCAGATCACCCGAGTCGAACCCGGCGCCGTCGTTCACGTCGGCAATCCACTTCCAGACCTTGCCGATCGCGTCCTCGGCCCGCTGGCGGGCCTCGTGAGGCGTGAGCGTTCCGAAGGCGTCGCGCTGCACCGTGATGATGTACTTGTCGGTGGATTCGGCGACCTTCACGCCCATCTCCACCTTGTCGCCACGGTTCGCCAGATGGTCCACGCGATCCGTGAGAATGGTCTCCGAGTAGTTCGGCCCGGTACCGATCAAGCCACGGCAGGCGCCCACCCACATCGCGACCATCTCGCGCGCCGGTTCCAGGTCCATCGTTGCGCCGTTGCGGAAGTCCATCGAGCGGACCCCGATCTGGGCGATCTGCTCGGCGGTCCACTGCTGGGCGGCGGCATCCGCCAGCAGCTCGGATACCACCGCCTCGGCGTCGGCGAGCGACAGGTGCCGGGCGCTCTTCGGACTGATCTGGTGCAGCAGGCCGAGCAGCAGCTCCCCCAGCCCCGCCGCTTCCTCGCGGTCGGCCATCAGAACCCTCCGGGGATCGTCAGGCCCTGAGCGGTGGAGCCCACCGGGCACTCGTCGTCGTTGGGACAGTTCCCGGCATCCTCGTCACGGACCATCTGGAGGAACATCAGATCCTCCTTGCCTCCGGCGAACGACAGACCCCGGTCGGAACTGCGGGCGACGATCCAGTCCGGCCCGGCCGCTTCGATCCTGACGCAGTCGTAGTGGTCACGCCCGAAGGCTCCCTGTGCAAAGCCGTGGATCACGTCTCCCACGGCCAGCGGCTTCCTGTTCGCCACGTCTTTCCCTTTCCGTCAGTTGTCCAGGTCGGTGACCAGGCGCAGCCCGGTCCGGTCACGGGCCTCGATCGAGTTCTCCCGCAGGAACTTCTCGATCTGCCTCCTCCAGACGGTGCGCTGCTTCCGCGAGAACCCCTTGGGCGAGAGGTACTTTTCCTCGTAGGGCTCAGCGCTCTCGCAGTACGTCACCACGTACAGTTCGTCGGCCTCGAAGGAACCGGCGGTCAGGTGCCCCAGATCTGATCCGTTCGCCCTGTTGAAGTCGCGGATCGATCCGCCCTCCAGAAGCTCCTCCAGGTCGCGGTCGACCTTCACGCCGAAGACCAGGTAGCCGGTCGAATACAGCCTCACGAGATGGACTCCTCTTC